GGCAGAATGCGTGAGCTCAATGCTGTAAATTTAGCCACTAGTCCAGGCTTTCCTCTCTCATCTCTTCGTGGACGAGTTGGAGGTAAACGTCCCTTCATCGATCGTGATGAGGATGACAAACTTGTAATCCATCCGGTCACTAAAGCTCTTGTGGTGCAAGATCTTTGCACTCTTCGAGCAGGAAGAGTTCCTTTGTGGATCCTTTCTGACACTCCCAAGGATGAGGTTCGTCCTATTGAGGCGTATGAAGCCGGTAAGACTCGGTATGTCTACCCAGTTCCCTTGCCTGCATGGATCATTGGACGGATGTATTTTGCTGACTTCATCTCATGGCTCCAATGTATGGTTCCCTATGGACCTAATATGGTGACCCTTGATATTAATTCTGACTGGCCTAAGGTTTGGATGACCCTCCGGTCCGGTGACAGAAATCTCATTGCTGGTGATATTTCCGGACATGACTTTTTTGTATCGTCCGGTACCCAAAGTATTCTCCAGACATTGTCAGATGAGTTCTATCGTACATACAGTCCTGATTATGGCACCGAGAGTTACGAGGAGGATAACAAGATTCGGCATCTTTTGTTCGAGTTCTTGCGAAATCCTTTTCATTCGCTCTTTGGTGTCGTGTTCCAGACAAATTGTGGAGTTAGTAGTGGTCATTGGGCTACTGCTGAGTTCAATGGGTGTACTACAGCGTACATGATGTTTTTCATATTCATCTATTTGGCTCTACGTAATGGCTTGACTATGCCTCATGCTCTTTGCGCGTGGACTGATGAAGTTGGAATTGTCGTTTATGGAGATGACCATGTGATCTCTGTTGACAAGCGTCACACTTGGTTCAACCAAAATACCATTCGTATTCATTTGAAAGCGATATTTGGTATGGACTATACTGACCCCAACAAGAATGTGGTTTTTCCCGACTACTGTGCGTTGGAAGATCTCTCTTTCCTTAAGAGATATTTCAGATATGAGGATGGTCAATGCATTGCTTATATGCCACTTCCTGATATCCGTCGAAGAATGTTCCATTGGAATCCCGAATCTGATGTTGATGAGTATTCCCATATTTGTCAAGTCCTTGATTCCTTCCTCCGAGATGTTGTAATGCTCGGAAAGGAAGTATATGAAGAAGAAGCTGAGAAGATTCAAAGTATCATGTTCCGGTCATATAAACGCCGGCCTATGATGCTCTCATATCTTGAGGCTCACCCCCACACATAA